GCCGTTTTGGCACCTATTTCGAAATTGATGGTACGGTGTCCTCGGGTGTCAACGACACCAACACTGGAGATTCATTTATTAATGCGTTGTTTCACTTGTTTTTGTGGTGCGAAGCAAATGGTGTCACTCCCGATGATCTCGCTGCGGGACGCTCTTCTAAATATTTCTATATGTGCGTCTGCGGTGATGACAACATCTCCATTTCCTCGAAAGGTTCGTGGAAGTTCCCCCTCGCCGAACAGGCTCTGAAAATGGGGTACGACCTCAAGGTTTCCTTGCCTAAGGATCCTCGTGAGTGTGAGTACCTCTCATCCCTGTTCTGGCCTACTGAGGATGGAACCGTGTTGGCTCCGAAACCCGGTAGGTTAGTTCCTAAACTGGGCTTCCGATTGGTCAACAACAAGCTGCCGCCCATGGCCCAGCTTCGTGGTGTAGCACTCTCTTTTGCAAAAGACACCTCACATGTTCCGTTGATTCGTGATGTGATACATCGTATACTTCACCTTACCGCTTTCATTCCTGATGAGAAGGTCATCTTTACAGAAGACCGTCCACAGGCTCGTGTTACGAGATCACATGAAGCAGTTAGTGACACTTTTACAATGTTCTACGATCGATATGGATGGTCGGAGAAAGATTTGATTGATTTTAAGTCTCTTCTAGACCGTGTTGAGAAGTTGCCTGCGATTGTGCATCATCCGAAGTTTGAAGCTTTGGTTGAGGCTGATTGTCCCCCTTAATAATAAAACCACATTAAATAGCGCCGTCTCTTGAAACACTGGGTTCGGCAACCCAGGCGCTACCAAAGTCGCCCATTTCCGAAAAATTTCATTTGAAATTTTTCCTGAGACATAGTCTCAGTTTTTTGTGTTGATACTATGAGCAATGTTCTTCCTGCCAAAACAACCGACAAAAAATCAAACCCCTCCAATCGATCTGGAACCAGTAATGGTTCCCGACGAAAGAAAAGAAATAAAAATCCCCAACCCAAGCGTACTACCCGTACTACCCGAGCCTCCGTGCCACGTTTGCAAGGCCAGGGTGGGTATTTGTCCGACGCATGGAGTTGGTTACAGAAAGCCGTACCGTCAGGCACTCTCGCGAAGATTGGTTCCGCTCTCGCTGGTGACACCGGCAAAACTATTGGTGGCCTCGTTTCCAAACTCACTGGATTTGGTGACTACAAAGTAGGTTTTAATGCTTTGGTCCCAATGCCTATGGGCACTCCTGTGCCCCAGTTTGGTGACATGTCAAATGCTACCATTGTTTGCCATCGTGATTATATCTGCGATATCGTTGTCCCTTCGAGCCCAACCGCTTTCGTGACTCAAGAGTTTCCCATCAACCCTGGACTTTCTGGAACTTTTCCTTTTCTCTCTCAGATTGCAGCCAATTACTGTCAGTACCAGCTCCTTGGTTGTGTGTTTGAATTTAAGTCGATGTCCACAAATTATACTACTTCCACTGGTCTTGGATCCATCATTATGTCCACGAATTATGATGTGCTAGAGCCGCCCTACCTTAATAAAGTTGCTGCCGAAAATGCGCAATACGCCGGTTCATCTCGACCCTCTGAGTCCTTTTTACACCCAATAGAGTGTGCTCCCGAACTAACCAGCGTGCCCGTAAAATATACTAGATACGGTGCTAATGCTGCCAACGATTCCGATCCTCGGTTGTTTGACCTGGGTAATTTCCAGATCTCTACCGTTGGTCTTCCTGGGTCGGCTGGTCAGCAGCTTGGTGAACTATGGGTCACATACTGTTGTGCGTTGTATAAGCCTCAATTGGTGTCATCTCTTGGACTGAATTTTCCGTTCGCTAACTTCAACTTTGGCACTGGTGGTTCCTACGCCTTTTCCAATTCCTCTGGTTCTAATGCGCCTCAAGTCAATTCTCTTATTAGTTGCGTCGTGTCTCCTGGAGCTTCTTCCGGCTTGTATTTTAATGCTGGAGTCGTTGGTACCTTCGTGTGTTATTATTTCTGCGTTGGTGCTTCAACGACCCTCACTACAGCCATTTCTCCTACTCTAGGGACTGACTCACGTTTGTCCACCTTTCCCTTGTTCGCCTCTGGTTACCGGCACTATGTTACTGCTGGCACTGTCGCTGACACTCAATCGTTTGGGTTTGCATTCAATATTTCATCTCCATTGATTGCACAGACTCTCGTGATGCAAACTGCTTCTGGTGCAACGCTTCCTTCATCAATTACTATGGCTCAACTTGTCATCGCTCAAATCAAT